TTTAATCTTGGATTACCAAGATAGATATCATTCTTTGTTAACAAGTCCTCGTTCCTGTAATATCTTTCTGTTAGCTAAATGTTGCTCTTGTATATCTTCTTTACTTTGACCATGATACTTAACACCATAACCTTCTTCAATCATTATCTCAGTAGCACCACACCATCTGTCTTGTGCACTATGATAAACAATAACATCTGCCAATATTCTACCAAACTTACCTTTGGCATCTTTATAAGTTTTTAGAACTTTACCAGTAGCTAATAATGTTTGAAGTTTTTCTTTAGCCAGAAGACCATATACTTTTTCTTCTTTGTCAGATGTTCTAGATTCTGGAGTGTCTATACCCATCATTCTTATACGTTGTTTCTGTAACCATACACCAAAACCTAAATCTATGTCAACGTCAATGGTGTCACCATCAACAACTTTTATTAATTTATAATTGTATTCAAACATTATTTCTTCCCATTTTTGATTTGTTCTATTGCTTTTTTGTTTGCTGCTATCATATTATCTTGATTTAAATCTATTAACTCTTGTATCTTCTTAGCTTTTTCTTCAGGAGAGTCAAGATGTAACTCAGGATTAATAATTTTTTCTAATTTTAAATTTTCTATTTTGGTATTAGGAACATATCTCCAAACATAACCAGCATCTGAATATACACCAAACACTGTCTCTGTTATTCCTACTTTAACTATAACAGCTGGTTTACCATCTAGTATAACATGATCACTTTCATTGAATGCTTTATTCATTCTAAACTTCATACCTTTAACTAATGATGTTACCCATTCTTTTAACCACAAAGTAGCTACAAGTGATAATAGTAAAGCTATCCAAGGTACTAAGAATAGCGTGAGATCCATTGATGCTTGATCTATCATTCTTCTTTCTCCTTCTTAGTTCTCAAAACATTTCTGGCATTACCACCTATTAGTTTTGTTAACTCAGATGTATTGCCTACAAATAAATTATTAGTCACATTACCTTTTATTGTATCATCATCAAATAAATCTTTTGCTTTCTTTTGTAAGTCTATCAGATCTCTATTAGTATCAGATACTGTTTTAATTAATTGACCAGCTACTTCATATGCTCTAGGTGATTGACTTTGATTAGCTAAATCAAGTATACCATCTAAAGCATCTCTACCTCTTTCAATAAGGTGATATAAATTTTCTCTTGAATATTCTAAATCTCTTTCAGGTTGACCCTCTTTATCATTATCAGGTTTAACCTCTACCACAGCTTTAGGTTCTTCTTTCAATGGTTCTAAATCTAATGACTTAGCTATTGGGTCTTGTTTAGGCTGATGTGTTTGCACTGAACCACTCCTCAAAATCATGTATGTATCCGTAATTATCATCTTCATCAATATTTGATATATCTACTGTTGCAGATGCGTTGGATGTTGGACTACCATTAGCTAATAGACCTGGTGTAGTTGTTGTCCTACTATGTATATAGTATCCACTGGCTGCTGAATTAGTCACATTAACATTTGCAAACACTGTATTAGATGGATGTTGGTTTGCATAAACAGTAGATGTATCCACATGAGTCATAACATTAGCAGTCTTAATAATACCAGTTTTTCTTAGTGGTCCCCATAGATAACCTTTAAGAGTAAAGTTTAATGTGTGAATTAATGCTCGTCTAGTTTCAAAGTCTCCATCATAAGTATCTTGCATAGATACTCCATTTAATACAATTGGAATATCTTGCTTCCAATTCATATCAGGAATTAATGTCATTGATACAGACCACTCTGGTGTAAAGAATGGTAGTATCTGTTCTAATATTTGTGTTGAGTCCTCAGCATATCTTGTATAGATGTTTAATTCAAAACCTACATCATATGCTACAGGATTGTATGCTGCATATAGTTTAGCTTTATCATCCGCATATGCAGAAACATTTCTGTGTATTTTATTTAATTTTCTTTCTGGTGCATAATTTATTGATGTCATCTCAAAAGACATACGTGGTAACACCATACCAACTTTTCTAGCTAGATCTGGATCTGCATCTAATCTTGCCAATGCTTTTTCTCTTGGAGCATATGCTAATGGTACTTTAATATCTTGTACTATGTTACCAGCATTATCTTTTCTTTGTATAATGATATCGTTGAATATTGTTCCAAAAACAATTACGTACTTACGTAAATGTTGATGATAAAAAGTATGTCCTAGCATTAGAAAGTACCACCCTCACTAAACGGATCACCGTCACTAAAGTCTAGTATTGCATCCGCATCTGTTTCTATTTGTATATTATCAGCATCTGTTACTGTATCAAAGTCTTTAGTTGATGTTGTACTTCCATCACTTCTGTCTTCTTCTTCAGATAATATTCTTTGATTGTCTTCAGTGAACAATGGTGTTAAACCATCTTCTTGTGTAAGTTGAACATCAACATAAATGTCTGTACTAAAGTTAGTTTCAATAACATCAATCTCATCAAAACCTGTATTAAGTCTTTCACCACTATATTCAAATAACTCACAAGTTATATCGTAGAATTGTAGGTTACCCATTTGATAAAATGTTGGCTCATGTTCCACAAACTTAATTGTATATATTTTTTTGTTTAGTGGTAAGTAAATTAAGTCACCTTCTCTTGGTCTAGTAATACCTTGATCAGCTTCTACAGCTTCACTAAATGCTCTACGTGCAACAGAGAATGTAATTCTATCTCTAATCTCAAGACCAAACTTACCTAAGAAGTCACCCTCACCTTCAAAACCTTCTACATTTCTAATATACATTTCAATCTGTGTATATGAATTATAATATTTCTTTCTTGACTCATTTAGTATGTCATCTGTATCATCTTCTGTAAATGATACGTAACCAACATCTATTCCATAAATCTTAATTGATTCATAGACAAGATCATTAATTAAATTTTGCTCATCATTACTAGCAAAATTATTGAAGAATAGATTTGTGCCTCTGGCCATTTAATTATCCTGTCATATCATGAACTGGTAAGGAGTAACTAGAAATCATTTCATCTTCTAGTCTTTGCTTTTCATCCAAACCTTGTTGCAATATTTGTTCTCCATTAAACTGTACACCACCTGGAAGTTGCATACCAACAAATTTAGTTAAGTTTGAACCCCATTGTATTTTAAATAAACATGTTATATATCGTTGTAACCATCTATCACCCCATACATCTGTATAAGTATCAGGATCTAGTTTTTTGTATACTTCTGCGATAATATAATCACCAGCAGTAACTTTACCCCAATCCATATCAATATGTAGTCTATTTTGATGTCTGTTATATCTTAGTGGTTGTTTACCAACAAGCATCTCTTCAATGAATCTAATGTTCATGAAGTTCATAAAGTATGGTACAAGATCATATCTTGATAGATCATATAAATCATTCAATGCTATTTGATATCTAACATTAAATAAATTATTAGTACTTGTTGCATCACCTATATCAAATATATTAATAATACCAATTGTATTTGAATCTGTTACAGTAATGTATTCATTTGTTTTATCAGTTTCTGTTACCACATGTTTAAGCCAAGTTTTTTCAACTCCATCAAAATGGTAATCTTGATAATACATTAATGCTTCATCAATACGATCATCCATTTGATCATCATCAATGTTTATTTCAATGACAGGTTTGCCTAATCTACGTAGACAATATTCTTTCATTGTTGCTCTGCTGCTAGGTGTTGCCATTTATTATCCCCAAATCTTTGTACCGCTTGAATTGTAGATTTCTAATGCATTACCATTACTATCTTTAAGAGACCCTCTAACATGTACGTTATACAAATTAGCTGTTGAGGTACCTGTCATTGTTACATTAGCTTCTGTGTTTACGGCTTGTTTAATTGTTCCAAAGTATACATTAGATGCTTTTATTTCATTTATTTCTGAAGTAGAATTAGCAACTAGAGCTTGATTAGCTGTTAATGTTCCAGGTGTTCTTACTCCACCAATAGATACTACATTAGAAGTATTACTTTCTTCTCTACCTATATGAAGTGTGCCTCCATTAGAAGACCATGCTAATTCACCAAATTCTAATGTACTTGGTGTAGCAGTATTTGCTGATCTTTTGATTTGAATTGTACCGGCCATTAAAAACTTCCTCCATCTAAATTTCTTTTATCAGCTCTGTATGTATCATCAGTTTTATTATATCTTAATACATATGTATTTGCATTACCAGTAAGATTTACATCATCCATATCAGTAAAGACTTCTGCTTTACGAGTTAATACTTGTGCACTAACTGCACCAGTACCAGATAATGTACCAGCCACGTTAGCAGTATTCAAAATGTTCCTCCATCAGCTTTAGGCTCTTGTAATAGATATAAATCTCTATCAGCATTATATACTAATATATTATTGTTAGCTCTACTAACTTCTCTAACATCATCTAACTTATCTAATCTTGGTTGTACACCACCAGCACCTGTCTGAGCAATTCTTACAGCAAGTCTATTAGTATTAGTTAATATAGCATTATTAGATCGTATTGCCATTGTTACCTCGTTACTTGTGGATTAACTGTAACTATACCTTCAACAACTCTTGATACAACACCAGCTGCTGTTGTGACTTCTACATCATATACATATCTACCAGATTCTATTCCTCCTGTAGCACTTGATGACAATGTTAAAGTTAATTGTCCATTAGTACCACCATTGGTTATAACGAAAGTTGCTGTTACTGAAGATGAAGTATGATGTTTTCTTATTTGAGATGCTGCTTCATAATTTGTTAAATCTACAACATCACCGTCATCATTGGTTACAGTGACTACAGTCTCAAATGTGGTTCCTTGATCAATAATAATATCTGCTCTTGCAGCCATAGGTATACTCCTTAATCGTCTGTTTATATTATTTATAAGAAAGGATTATACGTGTCTTGATCTAAACTCCGGAAACTGTTTATGAGATTTTTTAGCAACATTTATTAATGCATACTTCATAATATGCATCTCTTGTCTGTCTTGACTTGGATCTATACCAACCCAATCAACTCTATAATTACTTATACAGTACATTATATACCATATATCAGTAAAATCTTTTAGTATTGGACATGCAGAACCTTTATACTTCAATGCTCTTTTGTATCCTTTTATTCTATGTTCTTCTGTTAATCCTTCATAAAGTTCTTTTATTATAGGTTTAATTAAACCAAATTCAGAATCATCTAGTTTACCACCCTTATCAAACATTTGAAGGAATAATTGTTGGCCAAATAATAACATGGTAAATGCGTACACTTTTTCGTTTACTTCAAACTTCATTTTTATAATTCCTTAATCATAGAGGTATCAGAAATAATTGCATAGTTATTATTAATTTGGTTTGGTGAATAGCCTGTTAATTTTATTCTTGGTTTTCCAAATAATTTAATTTGTAAATTATTAAATAATTTAATAGCACCACCAAATCCATATTTAGCTATCAACCAATCAGTAGAAAAAATATTAGATACATGAAATAATGTTTTTCCATGGAAGTGTTTAATTATATTGTCTGGTTGCTTTATAACATCTGCCTGCATAAATGTCATATCAGTATTCCGGAACATCTTAACATATTCCCAAAATTGTTTTTCTCCACCAAAATATTCTAAAGTTCTTTTAAAACTTTTCATAAATGCTGGATTGATATCTTTGTTGTCTTGAAGTATAGGTTTGTTATATATGCCGTACCATGTTAAATGCTTCCAATCTTTAAATGTGCGTATCAATTCAACTATATCTGTTGATTGTGAGTTTTTAATATGTCGAATCCAATCCAATGCTTTTGTATTCCAATCATAAAAAATTATATTACCATTATCTTTCAATGCATTGGAATGAAAACTTTCTAACCATTTGAATCCACTTGCTGGTAAACATAAAGTATCATACTCATCACCATTGTTTTGTATATACATTTCCTCACTGTTAAGTATCCATATTTGATCTTGTACACCATTGAATAATAGATTTATAAATTGTTGGTGGCCACCAATTAGCTTCTGATACTCTTCTTGTGAGGGTTGGTAATTATTTTTAATTACATTCCAAAGTAATTGTTCTGCTCCTTCTGGATAATAATATGTGCGTTGACTTCTTATTTTAAGGTTCCAATTAATTATTTCACAACCAAATCTAAGACCAGTATCTATTAGGTTCCAACCAGGGCACGAATAATGTTGTACCTTTCTTTTACCACTGTCCTTAATCCAGAGAGGGGTATAATTATCATGGAAGTTTTCTTCACTACGTTCTATGATAGGAAGCTCCTTATCTCCTTCAGTAAAAGTTCCAAAGTCTGGACGTCCAATTTCTTTCCATGTCTTACTATTAATTAAAACAAATTGCTCATGTAATTCATACCAACGATTCTGCCATGTCCAATCTAATATATGAGCAGCTGCCAGATAATCCGGATGGGCTTCTATTTCAATTGCAATGTCATTAATAATACTTCCAGTAAATAATCTTACACCAGCAGCCATAAACAATATATGATCATACCTGTCAGCAAATTTTTTTAAACCATCATCAATTGACTTTGCTTGAACTACATGAAGTTTAGTTGACTGTGTAGTTAACAAACCTGCATAGTAGGCTGTATATTCTCTCATATGATCAGTTAACTCTTTATGCTTAGTTGCACTATGTTGATGTATACATACACATAAATTTATATTATTATTAAATAGTCTCTGAGGTGTGTTCATTTACCAATCACCATTATTCTCTTATGTTCATATATTATTTTTGAGCCAGAATATTTAACGTCTGTTAACCCTGCTTGTTCTATTAATTCTCTTTGGTTCATAGCACAATTAATATGTAACCATTTAACATTACTATTATCGTTACTTTGAAATACAAATAGTTTATCATTATAATTTTTTGTAATGTATTTCATATCCATCATATGCTCACAAGATGTATTAATAATTACTTCACCCTTATAATCAATATCATCAAACACAACATCTTTTGTATGCACATTTACTTTAGGATATTCGTTCCAGATATATTTTGCAATATCTGTTGTATACTCATCTACATCATACAGATCAATATCTATCTCACCAAAAGTTTCATATAAAAATGGTACGGCAACTAATCCATACCAGCTAGCTAATATTGATATATGTTTGACATCAGGTTTAATTTTTTTTAATTCCCAACAAAGCCATTCTTTACTTTCAATTTGAGTATCAAATACTGCCTCTGAATAATCTTTATATTTGTATATGTGGTTATCAGCTACGTATCCTAATCCTTTAGCCCATAGCTGCTGAACTTTGCCATAGTCCATCTAACACCTCTTTTCTATTTTGCGCATCATCAAATATGCATACTGGTAATTGCCTCAATTTATTTTTATCTATATCATTTGGAAACATACTTCCGTGTTTAAATGAATAAGCTAACCCAGGTTGAAAGAATTGCATGCTACTCATATGTCTCCTGTATAACCATGGATCTAACCCATAGAAACTCTTGTACATTCGATCTATATGGTCTTGGCACTCTTTCCACATAGGTTCACAATTATGGTCATTTATAACCATTACAGAAGAGTTCACATTACACATATGTACCTTTCTTGCTATACTATCACTAAACCATGTTGTTTTAAGAATGTTTAATTTATCAGGATGTGATGTTTCTATAAACTTGTCTAGCGAAGTATGTATATAACAATCTAAATCCAAATAGATAGTAGGTTGATCAAAAAGACCTGGTTCAAATAACTTTATCTTATTCCACCACTTACGTTCTTTAAAGCTATCAGTGATTTTTATTATCTGTATATCTTTATGTAACCCTTCTGGATTATCTGTCATACAATAGTATATACAATCTTTATGAAACGTCAACAGTTGTTTATATAATTGGTTGACATATTCAACACCATATTGTTTTCCTACTTTTACAGATACTGCTTGCATAAGTCAGCCTCCCAACCTTCTTTTATATCTAAAGGATCAGGTTCATGATCTTCCATAAAAATACAAACCTCATGATTAGGCCTTAACTTTCCTTTTGTTTGATCTGGATATTTTGAACCTCTACTATGAGAATAAACTGTCTTTTCTGGATATGTGTTTATTTTATCTCTATGACATCTCCATAGATAGGCATCACTACTATATAATGAACCTCTTATTTGTTCATAATATCTTACAAAGTGGTTCCATATTTCTTCTGTCACGGGTGATCTATTATCCACGTATATCAAACTAGCATTGAACCCCATAGTAAGAAAATAATTACCACCATGCATTCCAAAATGATAGTTTGGATTCCAATCAGTTTTTATCATTGCAGGAGGTGTTGTCTGTATTACTTTATCTAATCTATTCAAAAATAAATTATCTAAATCTGAGAATAATATCTTACCTTCTATACCACACAGCTTTGGAGCAAATATAGACATCTTAACTGCATCCCAAAACCACCACTGAGGTCTTAAATTAATCTTTTCAAATTTTTTAATAATTGTATTTTGTTCAAAAGAATCATTTTCAATAAGCCGTGAAAGAAATTCATCATGTTTGTCAAGAGCTGCTAATTCGTTATCACCTTGACATTTACCTATAACATCATTCCATAGCCAACCCTCTGTTGTCTCTACAGGAATAATTTCTTTATCTAATCCAGTAGGATCATCTGTCATACAATATGAATTAAACTCACAGGGCATATGACGTTCGGCCATTCTATGAATTAAATTAGGATAGTCAGCTGAAAACTTAGTACCCCATTTAATTGTCAGTAGGTTGATCTTTTCCTGGTCCATTTAATAACCTTATATAATAATTATCTCTTTTAATGTTAGCTTTTTTATCTCTTGGAAAGAATTCTGAACCTACTTCTGCACCATAATATTGAGAATAACATATACCTCTTGGTAGAGCTTTTAGTTTATCTAATTGCATATGTCCTAAGTAATCATCATTACCTCTATACAATGTCATATAGTATTCATCATTATCTTTAAAATCTTCCCATATACTTGTTAGCGTATGACCTTTCCAACCCATTACAGATGAGTTATACATAGATGGAAACTTCATATCAGGATCTTCTTGTAACTCCTTAGGTTGAGCACTTAGGTCTAACCAGTCAATTGGTTTCCAATAACAATATACAGATGTTAGTAAACCTGGTGATATAAATTTATCAATATCTGTTATCTCTCTATGAAATGTAGTATCTAAATCAAAATATAAATTAGTACCTTCTTTATCAATATCAGGATGAAACAATAACATTTTATTCCACCATCCATCATACTTCCATTTAGATATATCAACAATTCTTATTTCAGGATGATTTACTGTTGTAAAGTTTGTTAGCAAATAAAATTTAAATTTTTTTCTATATAATTGTTTAACTTGCCAAAAGATATCCCACACATGAGCATCTTTGTACTTTTCTTTAATAGTAGCTTTCTCTGGTATTGTCTTTACGACAAAAATATTATTCATAGTAATATTTTCTTTCAATTGTTAGCCATTCATCTATTTGTTCTTTTTCTTTAGCATACTTAAACATTAATACTAATGTATCTACTCTTTTACTAACTATTATATGAAGTAGTGTATGATGATCTTGGAGAAAGTATTTTTCTAGCATACCATCTCTACCATGATTAACAAATCTTATATTAGATTTTCTAACTATATGTTCTCTTAGTTTATTATCATAATCAAATGGTATACGGTTTTTTAGCTCTGCTCTAAATTTAAATACGTTATCATAGCCTTGGTATAGATCTTTATATTCTGTAACAAGATAATTCTTCCAACCTCTATTATTAACTACTTGTCTATAGTAATCCATAATAGTACCACGACAAGGTACAAAGTATTCTGGTAATTCTACTCCTGCAGTATTCTTCGGCATTATGAATAACTAGCTCCTTCAGGTAGCATACTTGGATCAAAAGGTGCAAGAGGCCATACTAACTCTTTGCCAGCAATATCTTCTACCATATTTTTCCACAAGTCTTCATTATATACAACATAACCCAAAGTCATTCTTGGTTCACCACCATAAGCACTATGCCACATAATTTTTTCATGTTCATCTTTCTTACCATAATAGCCTGTCTTCATATGCCATCCTGGTACATCAGGTATATGTACTAAATGTTTGTCAAATGGTTTATTAATTTTACCTTTAGAACCTGCTGGATTTATATGTCTCCAATATCCATTACCAGTTTCTGTATATGTGAATAAAACATTATACCCTGGTACATTCCAATTATTATGCCATGCAATGTAACCATCTTTTGGATACCACATCTTTAGTGCACAAAATCTTATACCAAGTAATGATCCTAAGTTATCATCAAGCCAATGACTTTTCTCTTGTATTTCTTTTGCAATATCTTTATCTTTAATGTTGTCGTTCTTAACCCATGTTGCTATTTGATTAAAGTCATAGCCATGTGAGTCTGGTGGATAGCCATCATGTGTATCATGTTCCATAGAACTTAAACATTCTATACTTGTAGCATACTTAGATCTATTCTCTCTATAGAATTTACCTTTACGCTGCATGAGTTGTTCCATGTCCAGTCCCCAGACAAAGTCCTTCCACTCATTTAATAATTTTAAAATTTCCGATTGTATCTCGTATATCGGGGTCATTATAAGTACTCCTATCTACTAAGTCATTTGGTATTGTGTAATGCCAAAAAACTATATTGTCTTTTTCTGTTAACTCACGCTCAGCTCTATATCCTTTGACATAATTCCACTTAGCGTGAATCTCTTTTATCTTTACTCCGTAATCAACATTGTAGTTAGTATTAAAGAATGCAAATGTATCCCAATACCATAATGAGCTAGGCCAATTGTATGGCCAGTTCTTTTTTGGGTTTGATTCTATTTGAGTCTTATAATTCTTGTACCACATATCTAGCATCTTAAATGTACGTTCATTCTTTTTATAAACAAACATACCACAGTGCCACTTCATACGCCAACAACCTTCCTTACCTTCAAAATCCCATTCATGTACTTTAGCTGTCTTGATAAGTTCTTTGTGTTCTGGCTTATAATGAGTTAATTCTTCATCTCTTGTTATATAAACTACTTTTGCATTATACGGTCTATTACATGACATTGCCATATCATGTTCGTCATCTATCTCATCAAACATATACTTAACATCTTCGTGTTGACAATATATGTCTGCATCAATATATGCTGTTATATCATAAGGTGTTTTCGTTAGTGCCCAAAGTTTTGCTCTGACATGAACAGGTACTTCAAGATGTACATGATCAAATAAATGTCTGTGCTTTTCTTCAAACCAATCTTTATGTGTATATAATGCTATCTTGGCTTCTGGGTAGAAATCTTTAATAGAGTCAGCACACATAACAGCTGCATCATAATAAGGCTTAGAGAATGAAGCAACTAACATAAATCCTTTAGTCGGCTGCTTTTGTTCCATTCATAGTCTCCAATGCTATAATTGCACCTACGTAGGCAGTCAATTCCATAATACTTTTTGATCTTCTTATTTTAGATTTCATTTCTTTATTAGTTGTACCACGTACAACATCCATTTCAAATGCATCTATTTTAGCTTGGAACAGCTTTTCTTGATCCATTTTATGTTGGCGATCCTTATCAGCTACTTCATCTTTTTTTCTCATCTTATCAAGACGATCTATTTCTTTCTTAGTATTTCTATGAATAGCTTCTTGACCTACTAACTTATGTACCCAATACCAAGCAGCATCATGTTCTTTGGTCTTATGTATTTGATGTGTATCTGTTGGTCCAGGTTGACCTTGTGGGCCATCCGGATGTCTTAAAACAAAAAACAAAAGTGTTTTTTTATCATTACCATAGTAAGCAAAGATAGGCTCAGCATCATTGAATGGATACTTTGGTTCTTGTTTTTTTTCTTTGGATTTGTCTGGTTGATCTTCAATGTTGTCACCAGCAACAACTTTAGTCTTTTGTTCTTCCATAATCTTATTCTCTCTTTCCCACGACGTTGTTTGAGGTGGGGGTCTGTTAATATTTAAACGGTCTTTAGATTCTTCTTCTCTAGCATCTATTGTTCTATTAGCTTGCTCAGCTTCTGATGAAGCACCTTCAGCTATAGATGCTTGGTCAAAATCACCTTGTCCAGTTTCTGTTGCCATAATTTATCCTCATATTGTTAAGCGGTCCTAACCCACAAATTCACAGTTGTCACAGCTGCTACGAAATCGTCTATGTTAGTACCGACGTATGTTTTATTATAGTCCTTTGACCAGTCTTTACTGTATACCTTAGTATATATCTTAGTCCAAATCTTTGTATATGCCTTAGTGTATGAACCACCATAAAGTTTAACATAATCTTTAGACCAATCACCACCATATGACTTACCATAATCTTTGGACCATATCTTAGTATAGACTGCATCATAAGCCTTCACATAATCTTTATTGTATTGTCCTACATACTCCTTGTTGTAGTCAACACTAAAGTTTGTTTCTCCTGCATAATCTTTTGCCCATATCTTAGTCCAAATTTTTGTATATACTTTTGCATAGTTACGATCAAATGTACCAGCATATTCATCTTGATAATCTTTACTCCAAATCTTTGTATATACTCTATTAAAATCTGTGCTATATGTTGCGGTGTAATCTGTAGACCATACCTTTGTATACGATCCTTCCCAATCTTTACTGTATGCTCTATCACCATCATATTGAGTTGAATATGCTTTTGTCCAATCTGCAGTGTATGTTTTTTCCCATGCTTTTGTAAATGTTACAGCGCTTGTGTATGCATTTGTATAACTTTTATCCCATGCCTTAGTCCATAATTTTGTATAAGCTCCAACGAAGTTTGCTATTGAATAACTTGTTCCTTCAAAGTCCGTATCACCAGTCCATATTTTTGTATACTGTACTTCACCTTGATATGAACCTACCCATTGTTTAGCATATTCTTTTGTATAAGTTCTTAACCAATTTTTTCTATATCTTTTGACATATTCTGCATGATAGTTTTTTGACCATGTTACAAGATACTCTTTACTATAATCACCTAACCATTCTTTAGTCCATAGTTTTGTATATGTTGCTGTGTAATCTTTTGTCCATTGTTTAGAAAATTCTTGTTGCCAATTACCTTCATAATGAGCTACATAATGTTTTATCCATTGCTTTGCATAATCTGTAGTATAATCTGTACTAAACTCTCCTGTATATAATTTTGTATAGTCAACACTATAGTCTTTACCATATAATTTTACGTAATCTTGTTCCCATAGCTTAGTGTAAGTTTTGACATAATCTTTTTCATAATTAGCTTCATACTCTTTACTATAAGTATCAGACCAAATTTTAGTATATATTTTTGTATAATTTGTGGTATAATCTTTCGAATATGTTTTACTATACTCACCAGCCCACGCTTTATCATAATCTCTATTGTAGTCTTTATCATAGTTTTTTACATAATTTTTATCATAGTCCTTAGACCATATTTTAGTCCATAACTTTGTATAGACTTTGTCATAATCTTTTACATAATCTTTTGAATATGTTTTCACATAATTTTTATCATAGTTCTTATCATAGTTTGCATCAAATGAACCTTCGTATACATCTACATAATCTTTTGTATATAATTTTTCCCAAAGTTTTGTATACTCTCCTGTCCATACTTTAGCATATACTTTGTCCCAATTTTTCTCATAATCTTTAGACCATATCTTAGTATAAATTTTATCGTAATCTTTATCATAATCTTTTGTCCATACTTTAGCATATATCTTGGTATAGTCTTTAGACCATATCTTGGTATATTGACCAGTGTATGTCTTAGTGTAAATTTTTACATAATCTTTATTGTAATCTGTTTCCCAAACTTTGGCATAAACTTTATCATAATCTTTGGTCCAAACTTTTCCCCAATCAACATGGTAATCTTTTTCCCATATCTTAGTGTAATCTTTTGCCCATATCTTAGTCCATACCTTAGTATATATTTTTGTATAATTTATATTATTATTACCATCAGCATAACCACCATAGTAAGTATGACCTACCCATATCTTAGTATAATCAGTACTATAATCTTTATCATAATCTTTAACATAAATTTTAGTATAAGTTTTAGTCCAAGACAATTGATATGCTGCTACATAATCTTTATTATAATCTGTAGAGTAATCTGTTGAATATGTTTTAGTATAATTAGTTATATAGTCTTTAACCCAATCCACAGCATAATGTTTATCCCATATTTTAGTATATTCTTTATCCCAGGCTTTAGTGTAGATTTTAGTATAGTTGGTTGTATCAGATCCTGATGCAAAACCACCATAGTATGTCGGTCCAACCCAAATCTTGGTATAATCTTTATCCCATATTTTAGTATAAATTTTATCATATGATTTATGCCAAGATAATTGATAAGCTGCTACATAATCTTTATGCCAATGCTGAGCATAATTATCTTCGGATGCATCTTGCCAATCAACATGCCAATCTTTAGACCATACTTTATCATAATCTTTTTCCCAAATTTTAGTATATATTTTTGTGTAATTAGTTGTATCAGATCCAGAAGCAAATCCACCATAATAAGTTGGTCCTACCCAGATCTTAGTATATTCTTTATCCCAGGCTTTGGTGTAGATTTTAGTATATGTTTTAGTCCAAGATAACTGATAAGCCTTAACCCAATTCTTATGCCAATGTTGAGCATATGCAACAAGCCAATTTTTAGTATAATCTTTCTCCCAGATTTTAGTCCAAATTTTAGTATATGTTTTAACATAATTTTTATGGTAATGTTGAGCATATTCATCACCATAATCTTTTGACCATATCTTAGTATAATCAGCACCCCATAATTTTGTATATGTTTTAACCCAATTTTTTGTATAGTCTGTATCAAATGTACCTTCATAAACTTTGTCATAATCTTTGGACCATATTTTAGTATAGTCTGCACCATAGTCTTTTGAATATCTTTTAGTCCATATCTTTGTATAATCAGTACTATAATCTTTTGAATATATTTTGGCCCAAATTTTAGTATAGTTAGCATCAAAAGCACCTTCATAAACTTTATCATAGGCTTTTACATAACCTTTTACCCAACCTTTTGTATATTCCCCAAGCCATACTTTAGCCCAAATTTTAGTATAAGTTTTAACATAATCTTTATCATAATCTTTTACATAATTTTTAGACCATATCTTTGTATAATCTACACTATAGTCTTTATCATAATCTTTTGAATACGTCTTTACATAATCTTTTTCATAACGCTTTGTATACGCTTTAGTATAAGTGGCATCAAATGATCCTCCATATTCACCATCATAATCTTTAGACCAAATCTTAGTCCATATCTTTGTATAATCAGCTGAGTAGTCTTGGTTATAATCTTTGGTCCAATCTTTAAGATACCAAACATTATATTCTTTATTATAGTCTGCTTGATATCCTTTTGTCCAAATCTTTTCCCAAAGTTTTGACCATATTTTAGTATATGTTTTTACATAGTTACCAACATATGTTTTAGTCCATATCTTAGTATATTCATTTGCATAAGGTTTCTCCCAATCATTTTGATATGCACCACCTGCAAAATGACCTTCATAAATTTTTGTATATTCTTTAGTCCAATTTTTATCATAATCTTTTGAATAGTCTTTACTAAATGATCCAACATAAGTTTTAGTATAATTACCAATATAATCTTTTGACCATTCTTTAGCAAATTGTTTCTCATAATTTTTTCTATATCTTTTAGTAAAATTCTTTGCATAAACAACATCAAAGGTACCTTCATATGCAACAGTACCACTATAATTTACTGAATAGTTACCAGTGCTTGTGTATGAACCAGTATATATTTGAGCACCAGAATATGAGCCTTCAAATATTTTGTCATAATTTTTAGAATATATTTTAACCCATTCGTGACTATAAGTTTGATCGCTTGTATAATCTTTTTCATATGCTTTTGTCCAATCATGAGTGTATACTTTTTCCCAATCACGATCAAATGTTTCTACACTTGTATAATTCTTTGCCCATAACTTTGCATAATCTGTAGAATAATCTTTCGACCATATCTTAGTATAATTTTTTTGATATGCTTTACTGTAATCAGTAGAATAATCTTTAGACCATAATTTTGTATATTCACCTTCATAAGTTTTAGTCCAATTTTTTTCATAATCTTTACTATAATCTTTTGAATAGTCTTTTGAATAATCTACTTCACCAGCCCATATCTTTGTATATGTTTTAGTATAATTACCATCATAAGTCTTTACGTAATTCTTTTCCCATAGCTTTGTATATGTTGCAGTATAATCTTTAGACCATATCTTATCATATTCATTACCATATAGTTTAGTATATGTTTTTGAATAATCACCAGCCCATTCTTTAGAGTATACTGTAGTGTAATCTTTGGACCAATCTTTACTATAATCTGTACTGTATATTTTTGTATATGTTTTAACATAATTTTTTTCATTACCAAATACATATCTTGCATCAATAAATGCAGTACCTTGCTTTACCCATGTTCCAGTAGCAGGTGCTTCATCTTGTAGTACATACTTACCAATACCGGTAGTCATCATTCTATTTCTTAATCTAACAATCCAATCTTTTATTTGACTGTCTGTCATTTCATAAATTTCACCATTAAACTCACCATTTGTATAACTAAGTTTTAAAGGACGAACAGCGCTTGGTGCAGCTGCAGATGTTCTTTGCCAAATCTGAGTTGTGTTACCTGCTGAACTTCCATTGCTTGTTAAAGTGTTTGTTAATGTAAGAACGGATGTATATTGACTATTAGGTTGTGTAGGTTGCATAACATATGAACCTAAACCGTTTGCAGTTAGATTAGATAATGCTCTTGATATGAATGATGCATTTAAAGTTGTATCTGTTTGTTGTATTATTGGATTAGTATTAGAAATGAACTCAAGAGGTCTAGTTATTCCAGACTCAGTAATAGAGTTTTGATTTTGATATACAGTCGTTGTGCTAACTGTAGTTGTTGCACCAGAAGGAGTTGTCTGTCCTACATTTTCTGTTTGTTTTGTATCAACAAATGAACCAATGCTGGTATGTTCACTATTTGTTGAAATAGTACCAGGACCAGTATTTGCAACAAATTCAGTAAGAAGCTGATGGACAATATAATCCATATCTTCATTGGTCATTACTTGAAGACCGTTGAATGTACTACCTGAATATTTTATCTTTAATGGATTGGCCATAGGTATTCCTTTACCTACTTATTTATGTTTTTATAATTAAGCCAATTTGAATGTTTCGTCTCCAGCAATTAACCCTCTGTTTGATCCACCTGGTCCTATAAAGTGAACATGATCTTCATCATATCCATCAACAGCTTTACCAGGTGTTCCACCATCTCCACTCATAGCCCATATTGTTCTTGTTGAAGCACCAGTCTCGTTTACGTCCATGTTAGCACCAAAACCAATTCCACCAAGGTCACCACCTTTACCTCCAGGCACTCTTGAGTTATGGGTAGATGATATATCTGGTTTAGCTCCTATACCACCTGTTAGAAGTGTACCATCTCCTGCAGCTGCTGTAACAGCACTTGCTGTAGATCCTGCAGCACCAACTGTAAAGCCAGCTCCACCTCCACCACCAGATCCTGATTGAGCAGCAAACTCACTTGACTTAGCACCTGTTGATGGATCACTATACATAGTTAAACCACCAGCTCCACCACCGGCTCCACCGCCACCAATTGTACCATAATTTTCTATGAATAGTTTAACTTTATCATCTGTCTTAATAGCTGGACCACCGTTTGCTCCTGCTGCACCAGCAGTATCTGTAGCAGCATCTCCACCATCACCACCTTTACCTACAACATAACCATTATTATGTACTAATATTCTTACTAAGTGTTGGAATGATTGAGCACTTCCACCATCCACTTGGTTAACTGATATAGTATCAAATCCAGTTAAATCTATAGCAGGACGTGAAGCTGTATTCGAACCCATTACAAAAATATTATCAAATCGATCTTGTTGGCCAACATGAATAGTTGTCATAGTTAAATAATTACCACTATCTCTACCTTTATGATCTAAGAATTCTTTTAAGTGGAATTCATTTACAAAGTGAGCTGTTTTAGCTCCATCATGACCTGTAAGAGATTGAGATCCTTTAGATGAATTATCACCTAGTGTATCAGGTGTTCCTGTTGCAACATTTTCACCTCTCATATAGAACTGATCTTCTGTATTTGCAGTTGGTCCTGTTGAAGTACCATTTAGATATATGTCTGTATGTTTATAACCTATGTTTACAAGTTTCCAATTACCACCTTCTTTAGTATGGAAGTAAGGTACTTCTTTCCATGTACCATCTCTTACCCATAACTTTTTAACTTGTTGCCATACATCATCCTTCTTAACAAATAGTTGAGGTTTAGTATTTGCTAATGCACCACTATGAGCTCCAATGAAGTTAGTAGTACCAACATATGTTGAATGTGATGTTCTTTCACCAGTCCATTGAGCCTCAAAGTATTGATCACCAGTATATGTTGGGCTATAAGTTTGAAGGAAGTTAGTAGATAAATTCCAAACTTTAGTATATGCTGCACTGTAATCTATTAGGCCATCAAATGTTCCTCTATAGTTAAAGATACCTTCACCCTCATATGTTTTATTATAATCTTTGCTATAAACTTTTGTATAATCAGTACTGCCATCATTCCATACTTTAGTATAATCTTTGGTATATGTTTTTACATAATCAGCAAGATTAAAGTATAGTGTTCCAGTTGTATAGTTTTGTACACTTACGTAAGAAACTGCAGTAGATGGATTTAAGAACGATACATCAGCAGAGTATGTTCTTGTACCAGCAGATCCACCTTCATATTGTTTAGTATATGTTGCTTCCCAAAGTTTAGTATATACTTTGTCATAGGCTTTAGTATATGTTTTTGTAAATGCACCTTCATATACTTTATCGTATGCAGCATCATAACTTTTGACCCATTCTCTTGACCATACTTTAGTATATATTGTTGAATATATGGATGAACCAGCTTCGCCATCACTAAAACCTCCATAGTAAGTTGGACCAGCCCAGTCCTTATCATAATCAGCGGTATATTCATTACCATAATTTTTTTCCCAAAGTTTATGCCAATTACGTGTAAAGTTAGCTGCATAATCTTTATTATAATCTTTTTCCCAAAGTTTAGTATAATCAACTGACCAAGTTTTAGCATAATCTTTTTTATATCCACCTGAAGCATAGTTACCTGTATAACTTAATATACCTGAGTAAGCTGCGGTATATGCTTTTGGTGATACATATGCTTGCACACCTGACCAATATCTAATCCATACAGCCCATATTTTTGTATAAGTTTTTACATAATTTTTAGACCATATTTTAGTATAAACTTTATCGTATGCTTTAACATAGTCCTTTGACCAGATCTTTGTATATACAGCATCATATGCTTTACCGTAATCTGTAGAATAATCTTTTACATAATTTTTAGACCAAATTTTAGTATATACAGCATCATAATCTTTTACGTAATCTTTTTCCCAAATCTTAGTATACGTTGTTTCATAATCTTTATCATAATTAACTACCCAATTATTTGCCCAATCTACAGCATAATTTTTTACATATACTTTATCGTAGGCTTTTACATAGTCTTTTTCATATCTCTTAGTCCATATTTTAGTATAAACTTTATCATAATCTTTAGTCCATATTTTAGTATAATCTGTAGACCATGCTTTAGTGTAATCAGTTATCCAATCTTTAGTCCAATCTACTGCCCATTCTCTATCCCATATCTTAGTATAAACTTTATCCCAAGTCTTTGCATAAATTTTAGTATAGTTAGTTGTATCAGATCCAGAAGCAAAACCACCATAGTATGTTGGTCCAACCCAAATTTTTGTATAGTCTGTTTCCCAAAGTTTTGTATACTCTTTATCATAAGTCTTAGTCCAAGATAATTGATACGCTGCTACATAATCTTTATGCCAATGTTGGGCATATGATGATGAATCATCAGACCAATCAACATGCCAATCTTTGGACCAAATTTTTGTATACTCTTTATCCCACACTTTTGCATATACTTTTGTGTAGTTAGTTGTATCTGATCCTGATGCAAAACCACCATAATAAGTTGGTCCAACCCAAATCTTTGTATAATCAGCACCCCAATCTTTAGTATAAATTTTATCATAATTTTTAGTCCACGATAACTGATAAGCCTTAACCCAATTCTTATGCCAATGTTGAGCGTATGTACTAAGCCAATTTTTAGTATAAACTTTATCCCATATTTTTGTATACACTTTATCATAATCTTTGGACCAAATCTTAGTATAGTCGGTGCTGTAATCCTTATCATAATTCTTCACATAATTCTTTTCCCATATCTTAGTATAATCTTTTTGCCATGACAATTGATAAGCTGCTACATAATCTTTAGACCATACTTTAGCATAAATTTTAGTATAGTTAGTTGTATCTGATCCTGATGCAAAACCACCATAGTAAGTTGGTCCTACCCATATCTTAGTATAGTCAGCACCGTAATCTTTAACCCAATTCTTATGCCAATGTTGGGCATAAGTTACTACCCAATCTTTAACGTAAGTTTTTGTCCATATCTTTGTATAGACTTTGTCATATGCTTTGACATAATTTTTAGCCCATATCTTAGTATATGTTGTTTCATAATCTTTTACATAATCTTTAGACCAAATCTTGGTATAAACTTTTCCCCAAACTTTAGTATAGTCAGTACTATAATCTTTTACGTAATTTTTTTCCCATATCTTTGTATAGTCGGTACTATAATCTTTTACATAATCTTTTTCATAAATTTTTGTATAACCAGCAATACTATAGTTAGAAGCAACACCTGTATAAAGTTTGTTGAAATCAGTTGCTCCTGCAAAATTATGAATACCAGTAAAGTTTGTTGTACCACTATATGCTTTAATCCATATCTTAGTATAGTCTACATCACCTTCATAATTAACTGCTGTACGATATGCTCTAACATAATCTAATACACCTGTATACGTTTTAACGTAGTTAACAGTAAAGTTTGTTGTACCAGTATAAGTTGCAGCACCTGTATATGTTTTAGTAAAATCTGTATCACCAGACCATACCTGTAAGAAATTTGTTTGCTGCCAATTTTTTGAATATACAGTAGTCCAGTCCTTTGAATAATCTTTTGAATAAGATTTAGTATAAACAGTGGACCATATCTTTGTATAGTCTGCTTGGTAATCTTTTGTATATTGTTTAACATAGTTGTCACCTAAAGCATCTACATAATCTTTATTGTAAGTTTTATCCCACAACTTAGTATATACTGCAGTCCAATCTTTTGAATAATCTTTATTATAGTCTATTGAATATGCAGCAGTCCATACTTTTGTATAATCAGCAGCCCACATCTGATGCCTTATACCTTCATAATCTTTATCCCAATTTACTGTACCAAGATAATGTTTAGTATATGTTGCAGCACCTATAAATGCCCCTTCATACTCTTTGTTATAATTTCCTACACCTGTGTAATATATTAGTCCTGTATAATCTTTTTCATAATTCAATAAACCAACATAGTCTTTATCATAATCTTTATTGTAATCAGTTAAACCTGTATAAGTTTTACCATAATCTTTATTGTAATTTGTTAATGCAACATAATCTTTAGCATAGTCTTTTTGATAATCTGTTGAATATGTTTTGGTATATTGTGTTGCTATATCACTAGCATTTAGACCTTCATAGTCTTTATCGTAATCTTTTGAATATACTTTTGAGTATGCTTTTGTATAAGTTATATTACCTTCATATGTTTTTGTAAACGCTTTACCGTAACTAATATCACCTTCATATGCTTTTGTATATGTTTTAGTATAAGTAGCATTACCTTCATATGCTTTTGTATAAGGTTTCTCAGCACCAATATAACTTACGTTAAATGTTTCTACTCCCGTAAAGTTACCTTCTGATTGATATGTTTTTGTAAATGAGCCAGTGTATGGAGCAGTACCAACATAGTCTTTTGCATAACCTTTTTCTTGTCCTACATATGCACCTTGCCATACTTTTGTATATGTTTTTTCATAAGAATTCCAAGCCTTAATATAATCAGCTGAATAATCTCCAGTATATGTTATTGATTGTGCATATGATTTTGTAAAATTAAATACACCTGTGTAGGTTGCTGTATAAAGAACACCGCTCGTATATACTTTTGTATATTCTTGTGTTAGTTTAACATATGCACGTTCCCAATTCTTATTGTATACAGCAGTATATTCTTGTGCATAATCTTTATTATAAGCTGCGCCATAATCTTTACTATAGTCTTTAGCATATACTTTAGACCAAATTTTTGTATAGTCAGTAGAATAATCTTTACTATAAATTTTAGTATACGTGCTAGTCCAAGCACCTTCATATACTTTATCATATGCTTTGACCCAGTTCTTACTATAATCAGCACCATAGTCTTTATCATAGTTTTTGTTATACTGTTTCTCATATGAGGCGCCGTAATCTTTTTGCCATACTTTAGACCATACTTTTGTAAATGCCCCTGTCCATACTTTATTCCAATCTTTAGCATATTCAGCAGCCCCATAAACTGTTGAATAAGTTTTAGTGAATGGACCTGAATATATTTTAGTATAATCAGCTTCATAATCTTTTGTCCATGCTTTAGCATATGCTTTAACATATTCTTTTATATAACTTTTTGTCCATACTTTAGCATAAATTTTAACATAATCTTTTTCCCATACACCTGTATAGTTTTTTGCATATGCAGTACCGTCCCAAGTTTTTGTATAATCTTTAGACCATATTTTAGTATAAACTGTTGTATAATCTTTGCTGTAATCTTTACTATATGCTTTTGACCAAAGTTTGTTATATGTTTTAGTATAATTCTTTGTCCATATTTTAGTATATGCAGCTGCAAATTCAGCTGTACTACCAGACATATAATTAACTTCTGCAGCATAGTCAACACTATAAGTTTTAAGAAAGTCTGTTGCACCTTCATATGCTTTGTTATAATTAATAAATGTTCCAGCATATACTTTAGTATAATCTTTTGTATATGTTTTAGTATAATCTGTAGAATAATCTTCAACATAATTTTTAGTATAAGTTTTTACATAATCAGTACTATAATCTTTTGACCACAGTTTAGACCAGATTTTTGTATAGTCTTTAGAATAGGATGGGCTCCAAACTTTTGCATATACTGCAGTGTATGCTTTACTATAATCTTTTTCCCAACTCTTATTATATTCACCACTATAAACTACAGCCCAATCTTTAGACCATATCTTTGTATAATCAGCATCATAATTTTTAGTATATGTTGCATCAAATGATCCTTCATATACTTTATCATATGCTTTGGTATAAGTTTTTGTATAATCTTTGTCCCAATCTTTAGACCAAATCTTTGTATAAGTTTTTGTATAATCTTTTTCATATGTAACTGTGAATACATCACTAGAACCATCAACATATGCTTTTGTATATCCTTTTGTATAGGTTTTATTATAGTCTGTAGAATAATCTGTACTATATGTTTTTGTATAATCTTTGTTGTAATCTTTTTCCCATAGCTTAGTATATTCACCTACCCAGGCTTTGGCATAATCTTTATTCCAAGATTTTGTATAAATTTTTGTATAATCTGTAGACCAAAGTTTTGTATATTGACCAGAGTATTGTGCAACATAGGCTTTTACATATCCCTTAGACCAGTCCTTACTATAGTCAGCTCCATAAGCTGCAGAAGATAGCTCATACTCTTTTGTATAAATTGTAGTGTAGTCAGCACCGTAATCTTTAGACCATATTTTTGTATAAGTTTTATTATAGTCTGTGGCATAATCTTTAGACCAGATTTTAGTATATGTCTTATCATAATCTTTAGACCAAATTTTTGTAAAATCTTTTGTACCTGCAAAATTTACTGCTTTTGTATAAATTTTTGTATATGTTTTGGTATAAGTAAAGTCACCTGCGTATGCTGCAGCTCCTTCATAATTAACATCACCAGTATAAGTTTGAGCATAGTCTACAAGACCAATACCATAAGCACCACCTGAATCTGAAAACATTGTTGCAAAATCAATTGTTTGTGCATAGCCTGTATCAAATGTACCTTCATATGTTTTATCATAAGCCTTTACGTAAGCCTTGGTCCATATCTTAGTATAGACTGCATCATAAGCCTTTACATAATCTTTATTCCAATTACCATCAAAACTACCTTCATAAGTTTTATCATAGGCCTTTACATAAATTGTAGTATAGTCTTTATCATAGTTTCTATCAAATGAACCTTCGTATACTTTATCGTATGCTTTAACATATATTTTTGTGTAGGTTGCTGTACCTGCTTGGCCGTCACTAAACCCACCATAGTAAGTTGGACCAGCCCATACTTTAGTATAATCTTTTTCCCAAAGTTTAGTATAATTACCTAGGTAGGCTCCAACATAAGTCTTTGTCCAAATCTTTGTATAATCTTTTTCCCATAACTTAGTGTAGACACCAACATAAGCCTTTGTATATGTTTTAGTATAAGCCTTTTCCCAAATCTTAGTATAGGTTGTTTCATAATCTTTATTATAATCTTTTTCCCAAAGTTTAGTATATACACCAGTATACGTTTTTGTCCATTCAGTCTCATAAGTCTTTAAATATTCTAAACCACCCATAAAGGATGTATTACCAGCCCACTGTTTAGTGTAGTTGGTTAGAACTGAGCCTTCCCAGTTCTTATTGTAAACTTTTGTGTAACCTACTTCAGATGTATATGCTTTTATGAAACCATGTAGAAGTTCTGATTCTACTTTTAGATAATGACCAGAGTATCCACCAAACGTACCTTCATAGGCGGTACTAAAAGAAGTCAAAGGGGTATGTGCGGTCGTACTTAGATACGATCGTACAAACGTCCCGTCTGCTCCTGTATATGATGATGCATACTGTCTAGTGGCCATGAATTATTTATCCCACTAACTGTATGTCTGATAATGAATGTCTCCATTGTCCCCACCCGAAGGTGCACTTGTTGTAACGGTCACTGCGTATGAACCATCATGTGAACCATCAAATGACCTTGCTGTGAAGGAAGAGGATAATGCATTATTAACTGTTGCTGTTGCTAAACCTTTTGTATCTACTGTAAGTGTAACACCATTGGCTCCAGCACCATATGTTCCATCCACACCTGATATTGTTGGAAGGGTACCTGATTGAACATTTGCTGTACTGTTAACAATTTCAACATTATTTACCTTGAGTGCGCCCATCTACTATCTCCTTTAAATCGTCGACTTCTTGTTTTAAACTCTTGACTGCATCTATAAGCAAAGGAATTAGAGATTGATATTTAACAGCTAGCTTGCCATCTTCTCTTTCATTCACTAAGTAAGGAAGCACTTGTTGTACTTCTTGAGCTATAACACCTATATCAGTTTGATCTTTTCTATGATCATTTATATCCCATTCAAACAAATAACCATTTATTTGTTGTAATATTTCCCAAGTGTCTGGAATAGCTCTTACATTAATTTTTAAAGTTTCATCAGATGAATAGTTTGCTTCCACATCTCCAAAAGCTCTTAGGTTGTTTGCATAAACATTACCCCAAGCCATTGTTGTTGTACCCATATCCAATGTTAAATTAGCTCCAGGATGTGTTGCAGAACCAATAATTAAGTTAGCAGAAGCAGAAGTAGTACCGCCTCTCAATTGTGTATTGGCTACTAAATAATTACTTGAGAAGTAACCATTTACATGACCATTACCAGTTGTCTCAGCATGATTAGTTCCACTTGGTTGAGAAACATCAGCTACTGTTACAACAACATCACTCATATCATATGTAATGCGGTTAGTTAAATCCACCCACTCACTAAATGTATCAGTAGTTGGTGCTACATTTGCTCCTGTATAAGTTGTTTTAGCCATTTGTTCCTCTAATTAAACTATGCAACATCTGCTTTATCTCATGCATATCTTGCTTTAAATTACTCACATCTTGTACCAAATCTTTGGCCTGCTTATCTTGATCTCTTTTCGCTTTGTACATACTATATGCAGTTCTATCAGTATTTATAACTGCGCGAGAATTAGTATCTCTAACAAGATGTTTTTCCTCTGTTGCTACTCTATCCATTATACACTCAATGCTATTGCTCTATAATCTTTAACTGCTGGAGCTGTTGCAGTGCTGTCTGATAGTAAAAGAATTTTAATTGCAAATATTTTGTAAGTTGTAAATTTAGATCCATTACTATTATAGTATGTTACTATTTTTTCATTTTGAGGATCTTTAAATCCTGTCTGTGGTAATGTTACTGTTGATACAGCTGCTCCAGTATTATTTGAAAAACCTATAGCTTCATCTAATACTATTGCTGTTCCACTTGCTGAAGCTACAGTAGCTATTTGATAATCTGTATTAGGATCTGTGTTAGTAACTTTAACTAATGTACCTGCTGTTAATGTGCTTGATACATCACTTGCTGTAGTTATTGTTGTATTACCAAATGTCTGAGCATTTTCTACAAAAGTAGTTGCTGGTGTTTGAGGTATTTGATATTGATACTCTCTATAATCTAACCTATTATCATCATTACTAAAGTGATCATCTCCTATCAATTCTAATTCAGTCCAATGTCTATCATAGAATGTATCTGTATCCTCTTCAGATAGAATCTTACCAAATACTTTAATCTGACAATTATCTCTACCAGGTTTATATGCTGTTAAATACACTCTTAAATCTTCAGCATCTAAACCGTCATCTAATGTTACAGCTTTTGAAACATAACTAGCTAAAGCACTACCTTGACCTGTAATATGTTCATTGGTCGTATCATTATTAATTTGATTCTCATACATATTAAATCCTAATGTTTGCGAATCAATCATAGGTGATAATCTTGTTGTATTTGTACTTAACTTAAAGTATGTTTTAAACTTACCTGTTAAATCATTACTCTTACTTTTAACAACTGCTTTTTCTTTCATGTAAGCTCTATCATTAGTTCTAATTTGTGTATTACCAGTATCTCCTGATGCTGTGTTAGCATGAATATACATTTGTACATCTGTCAATGAAGGGTTGGCTTTATATAATACAGGTTCTAAATAACTTACTGCTTTATCATCAACACTTTCAATTGTAGCATTAGCTCCAGACTCTGCACCTATTATAGAATTATCAGCTGCAAATTTAAATGTAGCACTTGATGCTGTTGAATCTTCTATATGCATATCTTTATTTGCACTATCATAGAAGTATACAACACCTGTAGGTGTTTTAGTAACAGCTATACCTGTTGTATTAGCTATCAACGGATAACCTTTTAATATAATTTGTGTTGAATTTGTTACACTATCAATTTCTACTGTATCTTGAGCAGTTGTATTTGAGAATGTAATAAAGTCACCAGCAGCATACTCAGTATCAAATGCTGTACCTGTACCAGTTACTATTGTATTTGAAGTTGACATAGTAGCTGTACCAGTTGTCTGTGCTGATGCATTTACTTGGAATACTATTTCACCTTGTTTAAATACTCCATTGATACTATTAAGTGATAGATACTCATTTGCTTTATTGTGTAATGTTACAACACCTGTATTTGTACTGCTTGTAGTAAATCCAGCTCTATATATTGTAAATTTAATATCTTCATCAATAAATGGTTTCCAAGCAACGTTGTTTGTTGATAGGAACATACTACCTACAAATTGATCAACATTTACCGGTTGACCTGAAGATACATCTGTACCTCCAGTTTTAGATAACCATACTTGATAATCTGGACTGTTACCATCTGGTATTATAACAAAACAATATTCTTCTGTTGTAGAGAGAAATACAGGACCATCAAATACTACTGCTGTTGCTGTTTGACCATCTGTACTTGTGCTAACTTGTGAAGACTTCAAATGTTTTCTACCAAAAGGTACAACTTTATCAGATGGGAAACCATTTTCTGTGTTTCTTATTTCTATTGTTACACCTAATGTTGGATCCTTAGATGCAAAGTATAAATCCATTGATGTTATTTGCACACCTGCAGAATCTTCTAAATCTGGACCTGTTGGCATAAATGTTTGAGCCATTGGATCCGGACGTGGTGGATTTCGTCTTGCCCAGCGACTTGTGGTTGTTGTAGTTGTTACATCTGTAACAGTCTGTCTGGTAATTACAGGTGCTCTTATAGATTGTGTTACACCACCTTTTTCTATACCAAAATTATATGCATTGAAAGGTTCATCAGCTATTGACACTGCATTATCTGCTACATCAGAATATGTTGCATTGTCAGCTATTACTACATGTCTTTCTCCAACTGCAAATTCACCTTTAGGTAAATGGAATATACCAAACATTTCACCAGCACTATCTGTTACAAGATTGGCTCCATAAGCACCAGCAGCATAAATTGTAGATCTATTATGTGTTGTTGTATTTGTAGATAAAGCTGGTCTTGTATTAGCATCAACATTTGTACCATCAAAGTATATGTAATGTCTTTTGTTTGGTCTTAGACCCCATGCATGGAAATGGATCATTTGTTCTCTTATAAATGGCTGCATTCTTATATCTGTTACAAATTCACCAACTCTTCTTGTTGTTGTTGTTTCAGAGTTTTGGAATAAATTTCTTGATTCCCTTGCTGTTATTGTGGTTCTACTAGTACCCCATTCACCCCAACCATTGCTTCCTTCGGTTTGTCTTGTTGTAGATGAATTTAAAATTTCTCTTTCAGGTTCAGTTAAGGCTTCAATTTCATTTAACCCATCTATTAATGAATTAAATTGTGAAGATAAATCAATACTTAAATCCATTACATTATCAGGATTGAGTGTTACATCAGTAAAACCATCATAATTAGGAAATAGCTGTATAGTACCATTCCATTGCCAATTTCCTTGTGTAACCGCTCTTGATACTGTTGCAAATCGTTGACTAAAAAATTCTTGAGCTGTATAAGGATGTGTAAGAGTATCACCAGTAAGTTGTGTGTTACTATGACCAGCAATAGTTAAATTTAAACCATTTTGTTTAAACTTAGGTATTATTGTTTGTTCTGTTTTATTTCTACCAATATTAAAATCTTCATCCCTTGTATCTGCAATAGATAAATCTTGGAAATTATCAACTAAGAAACCTTGTTTAAATCTATCAATAGCATTGTTAGATTCAGCTGGAATAGTTAAATCTTTTGTTTGCTTTTCTAATAAATTAAGTGACGTATAATATTCAAGACGGTTAACTCGTTGATCAATTTGACCAATATCTTCCATAGTATAACCACGATTTTGATTTGATTTATTTTTTGCAGCATAATCTAATCTACCAGCATCACGAGCTTCTTTTGTTGAAAGTGAAGGATACACTGGGACTTGTAAAGTACTAAGTGTTATTGCATCATCAATATCTTTTGGTGTTAGAGGATTAAGACCTGGTGCACCTTGTACAGAACTTAAAGCACCTTGAGCATTTATATAAATTTTATCAATCCTTGGTACATAATATTGATAATCATATTGGAAATTTTCGTTTGGAGCAGCTATTGAATGCTCACTTGCAGCAAACGATACTGCTACATTTGGATTGATTGTTGCATCACCAACAGCAGCAGCTTCTGTTGCTGTGTTAGCACAAACCGGTCTAAAATCAATAGCATTTCTTAAATCAATTCCATCCCCTGTAATTTCTGATATAAAGATTGGAATATCTTCTGTCTTAATATATTCGTTTGTACTATTAGCTGTTGTATCATCTACAGGATATGAATCTACAGTAAAGAAACCTTTACCTCCACCTGATGTATCTTTCTTAAAGTGTCTTACTTTTACTGTAAAGAAATCATTTGCAACGTGTGTTATTGCATTAGATTGGTCTTTATATAATTTTCCTAAACTATAGAAACCATCTCTTTGACCTGTGTCTAATCTAAAGTTTTCTTTACGCTCTACATGAGTTGTATTTGCTGCAGTTGATCCATCCCAATATGCTTGGTTTGCAACCACAACATTTTGTACATCATACACATCTGGTATACCAAGACACCATGGACCAGTTGTTCCTCCAGCATTATTACTACATACTATTTTTACAAAAGATGTTGCTAATGTTTTATCTAATTGTGGTGCACTTGTTTTCTTAACATTATGTGTTACATGAACTGCTAATGTTTGAGAACCATGAAGTGCTTTACCTCTTGTTGCATTTATTGTTACTGTATTTGAATTAGTACCAACATAAACATTAGATGAAGTTCCATCCATATTAATAGGAACATCTACCGGGAAGTAACGAGCATGGGTTTTACCTGATACACTAGCACCAAAGTTATTTGCTGTTACCATTAATGTATTATTAACAACAGACGTAATTCTATGTGTGTTTGCTGAGTTAACTGTAATAAAGTCACCTGCTTTATACTCAGCTGTAAATGTAGTACTTGTACCTGTTACGTTACCGGCTCCACTAGTTACTGCTACTGTACCTGTTAAAGATACTGTTTGTGCAGTTTCATTATTAGATACAATTATCCAATCCTTTTCTTGTGTAGCATTTAAGAATGCACCTGCAGTATATGGAAATGTTTCTGTACCTGTTGTGGTAAATGTAATTGAACCATTAGTTGCAAGTTCACCATCTGTTTTTACTGTACGGTAAATATATTGGTTATTAGAAGTACCATTTATATTTGTACCTTTAACACCTTTTCTACCTGTTTCTGTTACTAATGTTCTAAAATCTGTTTCTTTTAAAGCTGCATTATTATCATCATTTAAAACTACATCTGCTATACCTTCTGCGTTATACCATATAGCTCTTACATCTTTATAACTTTTACCTTGGTTCATTGATATATCAAATAAGTATAATTTATACTTACCTAAAGGAGCTCCAGGTGTATTAGAATCATATTCAACTGATCTTATTTTTGCAGTACCTAATATGTTACCTGTGTATGAAGGATTAGTTCCTGTTATAACAGTTGTGTTAGATGTAGTTGGAACAGTTGGAACAGCTGTACCTAAAGAAGTTGATAATCTGTTGCCAGCTGTATCTAATAATTTTACTTCTGCTGCATGGTTGAATGCAAAATGTCCAACTAATTCATCAACAAATTGATATTGTCCATAATTAGTTGAAACAATTGCAGATGAAACATTTTGTGTTGTATCTGCTTTAGGAACAGATAATCTTGATGTACCTACAGTTTCAACTCTGTAACCACTTACATAAGCTAAACCTGGTTCCACAGCTACATTTAAATGTGTTGTATTACCAGTTATAGCTTCAGTTTTTACAATAAATGGTTTCTTTACATAGTTACCACTTTCTTCTCGTGTACGTTTTGCAAATCTGTCCCCAAGTTTATTGTATAATGTTTGACCACTTGTTGTAACAATATTACCGCTTTCATATCTTGCTACAATAAAGAAATTGTTAGTTGCTTCTGCATTAGCAACTGTATTAACAACTAGTGTTGGTGTTAATTTTAATCTATAAGCACCAGGTGCATTTTCATTTTGGAAACCACTTGCATTATCAGATAATGATGTATCACTTGTATTATTAGCAATAGATTCTGTTGTCATAAATCCTACTGCAATCGAATTAGGAGTATTTGTATAATCTGATACTATTATTGATTGACGTGATACTTGTGCAAAGTGACCTTTTTGGAATATTACACCATCATTAATTTCAAATCTTTTTGCATCACCTATTGTTAAGAAATCTGTATTACCTGTTGCATCATTAAAACTTGTATTAGCTATTGTAACTATATTTTTCTTTGTAAGAGCAACAGTAAATAATTCTAAGTTAGCACTTGATCCTGTACTTGTTACAATGTTTGCAACAGTTGGTAAGTCTGTAATTTTAAATGATACACCTTTAGCAGCTGTATTGTTAATTGATGTACCAACAATACCACCAGTACTATTAGTTGTAAGGTTAGCAGAAGCATTAGAACCATACGTAGAACTAAATGTGATTGTATCAGCATTTGAATATCCTGTTCCAGTATTGCTTGTTAATGTTACAGAATCTATGGTTGTATTTGTTGAATATACATCTAATGTTTGACCAGCACTGAATGATACTTCTTCTGTACCAGCATTATTACCTGAGTTAACATATTGGAAAAAGATAGTATTAAGATCTGGATTAGTAGATTCAAATCCTGCTTTTCTTTCAAACACTTGGGCTATTAAATTAGAAGATGTTACTACGTGTGTATCATCAAACTCAGACATAACTAATGCAGTTAAAGATGTGTTGGCATCATTAAGTTTGGCAAATTTTATATCTTCATCCATAAACGAGGCACCTTTAACTATGGTACCTTCTTTAAACATATGCTCACCAAAACGCTCAACTTGGTTTTGTAATATTGTTTGTAATTGAGTTAATTCTCTTGCTTGAACAGGCACAGATGGACGGAATAAAACTCTATGATACTTTTTATCTTCATCATAATCGTCGTAATAAGGTGTTACATTTAAATCTGTATTAATTGGCATCTTCTATTCCTTAAAAACTTATAACTAGTCTTACTGTTTCTGTTGTTGTATTTGAACGACTAACTGCGTCTATATTATTTAGGTAGATTATATCACCGGCATTGCGAACTAAATCAGGATTTGTTTGAGCTGTTAGCTTACTTGTTCTTGATGTTGTTTGTCCTGTCACAACATTATCTGTTGATATATTAAATGTACCTCTAACACTTGTGGCAGATACTTTAGATGTATTAGCAAAAAATACATATGCATTTGCATTAGTATCATCTTGTACTATTTTTTCATCTTCACTAAACGCACTTGCTGAACCTAACGAATGTTTAAATATATGTCTTTGATCAAATGTGGTAAATGATGATCTTTGAGATTCATTTGATGTATTAATTGTTAATGCTTCTGTTGTGTTTACAAAAACAGATGTTACATTCATTGTTGCAGATGAATCTGCTCCTGATATATTAGCATGATTGGTTGAATTACCTACACTAATATGTCCTTGAACATTAGCTAATAATACTGAACTACTATTAGCAGATATAACGTAACCAAAACTTGTTGTATTAGCTTGAGTTACTTTTTCTCCTGTAGTCCATGTACCAGATACTGTACCATTTATTTGTACGTTAGCATGTTTTGGATCTTTTAATATTCCTACTTGTCTAAAATCATTATCTGTTGGTATGTTTGCTGACTCTGTATTTGCAAACTCTACACTAATACCTACATGACTACCTTCTAATTCTTCAATTGGATCACTACCATGGCCACCTATTGGCGCTATTGGTGCTCTTACAGCTGCTAAGTTAGCTGAAGCCATATTGTTAGCTTCTATAGTTACATCTGCATATGTATAACCAGCTCCTCTTGTTACTACTTCTACATTAGCAATTGTATTACTTGAAGTGTTAACTAATGCTCTAGCTGTTGCATCTGTAGTACCATCACCCTTTATAGTTACACTTGGTGTTATTTCAAATACACTATCTGATGTACTTGGGCTAGTACTCCATGCACTTTCTAATGTTATTGTTTTACTACTACCAACATAATCTATAATTTTATTTAAACCACCCGCTCCAGTACCAGATTTAATATAGATAGCACAATTATTATAGAAATCATTATTAGTGGATAGTGTAAAATCACTACTTGCTAATACTTGAACGGTTGAATTAGTTACAGTAGTAAATGTACCATTACAGAATTCATTATAATTGTTACCTGAATTTGTTACTATATAAGCATCTAATGAGCCTGATACTGCATTCGTAGATGCATTAGTATGTGCATAATAAGGAATATAATTTGTTGTTGTAAATTTAGTATAGTTTGTTCCAGTTATTGTATACATAAATCTCCACTGATATCCATCAACAGTTTTAAGATATAATGTATTTAAACTACTTGACACATCTGAATATAATGGTTTAGATGTACTATTACCACTACTTTGATTGTTTGCTATACATTTCCATACATGATAATCACTGCCTTCTGAAGTAACTACAAAATATTTTGTTCCATTTAATGAACCATTACGGTCATCATATGCTTGATAGGCATTATTATTTGCCCATTCGTTCTTTTTAATCATATGCTTGGCATCATCTGTGGTAATTTGTTTACCAGAAATCATTTCATCCCATACTTGATACTGAGAGTTTGTTATACTATCTGTAGGAGTTGGCGTTGAATCTTCTGTATATGTTTGGGGTTTACCTGTAAAAACATAGTAAACTGTATTAGATGCTTCATCTATTGACTCAATAAACTGTTTAGCATTATGTGTTTTGAATTCTTTTTTTATTAATGTACCCATACTACGCCTGACTTACACTTGAGTTTGCTACAGCTAGTTGCATATTAGCTGTTGATGTTGCCTCTACCATTCCAAATATTCTTGAACCAGCAAGATGAACTACATCCTTTACCTGTTGTTTATATTTATCAAAAGGAATAGTGGTCCTTACTTGATAAGAATATTCTTGGTAGAAATCATTATCATGAATATATTTATCTTCGTTTAAGAAGCCTTTATTATTTCTATGGTGTCCAGTTGCAATTCCATGATTATTAACTACAGCTGCTCCAGATATTGCAGCACCATCACCACCTGACATTGTTACTGTTTCACCATCTTCATATCCATAACCAGATCTTACTATTTGTAATGTATCAATCAAACCTGTTCCTGTTGTTGCAGTAATAGTTAAATTTGCATTTAAACCTGCACGTTCATCTAATCTTATTCCAGTTGTTCTTGTACTTGTATTAGTACTATGAGCATAAACTTCTGAAACATTAGCTGATGAACTATAATCTTCTATTTGTACATTTGATCCATTCTGGAAGTCAAACCTGGTATCATACATCTGAACTTCTAATGTATTAGTACTTGTGTTGGAAGTCAACACTTTTCCTTTAACAAATCTATTAACTGTAGATGTAGACTGACCTGTAATATTACCAGTTGATCCAGAACTTAATCCTACAAATGTATTACCAGTTGCCCATGTTATACTTGCATCTGTTAAACCAACATTAATATGACCATCACTTTCTACTTTTCTACGTTTACCATCTCTTATTGTAAATACTGTACTATTACCAGAAACATATGTTGCATAGTTATTAACAGTAGAATTAACTACTTGTACAACACCTTCACCAACTGTAAATGCAGCATCATTAGCACCATTATGAGTTAGCACTAGATATGATTGAGGTTGTGTTTGTACTAAAACATCATCAGCAAGAAAGTTTGATCTTGTACCTGAAACAAATGTATCATATTTAAGTACTACATTTCTTTGATTAAACTTATCTACAAATCTATTTTGTATTAATGCAAATGGAGGTGCTGTATAATTATTACCACCATTAGTACTACTAAATGTGTTTATAGCTCCTAATGTATCTGCACTAAATGTTAGTACATCATTTATTACATTTGAATAACCACCACTATGTGTTGTATTAATTGTATTACCATGTTTGGCTAAACCATAACCATGTTTCATTACTGCAGTTAGTGTACCAGAACTACCACCTGAAGTAGTAATAGTTATTGTTGGTGCACTATAATAACCTACTCCATTATTAGAAAGCGTGACACCAGTTATACCACCACTACCATTTGTTGTAACTGTACCAACAGCATTAGTTGTAGGTAACTTACCAGTAGTTATTCCACCACCAGCAAATACTAATGCATCACCATTAGCATATCCAGAACCAGCTGCTGATATTGTTACAGAGTTGACAATACCAACGCCACTATTAGCACCATTAATAACAATATCCAATATATCAGTGTTTGCAGAATTGTTTGACGACGAGATAAAATCTGTATAGACATTTTTAGACTCCGTATCTACTCCAATTGTTCCTATTGTTAACGCACCACCACTACCTAATCTTACAGCTGTAACATTGGCATATGTATTACTATCTGATCCTTTTATAAAATTCTGTGATGTAGCTAAAAACAAATCAGTACTATTTGCAACAAGACCAATAGCTGTACTGTTTGCACCTATAATTGTTCCTGTTCTATAACCATTTGAAGTTGCTGTTGTGTTAGCGTTAGTTGATAATCCTCCAGCAAAGAATAATTTTTTAACACCTGTTTGAACTATTGCAGTATTTTTTCCATTAGAAGTAGCACCAGATCTTTCACCTGTTACTTGTTGTGTTGTGCTGTTACTAAAACCATTTGCTGCTGCATTAATTATTAACACAGTAGAATTAGCTGCATTCAATATACCAGTTACTGTAGAATTTACACTAACTTTTTCTCCAGTTTCAAATGCAACAGTATTACTTTGATGTGAATAATGTATTTGATTACCAAATGTACCTGTATCAACAAACAATGTCAACGATCCATTTGCACCAGTATTACTAAACACACCAATCTTTCCATTGGCTAATTGGTTTGTACTATTCAGTGATGAGACAGAACTATTAGTTCCTATAACATATGAAGTTGTATTTAAAGCAGCTGCAAAATCACTTGTTGCAGATGTAAAATCTAACTCTTCTACTGGTTGTGTAATAGTTTCTAATGAGAAAAATGTATTACCACCATACTCTGCTCTAAATGTTGCATTACTATTTGTATAATTATTAACTGCTATAATAGCTGATGATACTAAAACATTACTATGAGCTGAGTTAGTACTATATCCAAAACCTCTATCATTGATTGTATATGATGCTTGCCCTGTTCCATCTGTAAGACCTGTTACTCTTATAAGACCCTGAGAACCATACTTTGAACTTGTTACTGTTAATTCATCACCAACAGACAATCCCGTACCTTTATCTGTAAGTGTAATATCTGATAACGAACCTGTAATTTTTGGTTCTAGTGTTCCACCTACATAACCTACAAGCTCTTCTCTTTTAAATGTTCCCACCACGTTATTTAAAAACATTATATAAGTTTGTTTACCAGATGCTGTTGTTTTTAAAACTGAATCTACAGTTGCAGTTGCTCCTGTAATTGTACCTGTTATATCCTTACCTTGAAAGTCACTAAACGCACTATCATTATCATATGGTAATGTCACTTCAATATATTTTGGTTCATAAAAATCAGCATCAGATGTTGTCATTAAATGTTGACCTGGAACATAAATGGAAGAATCAACACCATGAACTAATTTTAATAATAAGTCGACTGCTCTTGGTGTTCCTTTGGATCTATATACATCCATTATATGTTTAATTGTAAATGCAGTACCTTGGTTAGGACTTTTTGGTATACCATTAAGATATTGTTTTCTAAAGTGGTCTAAAAATGTATCAACGCTTTGATCTACATCATTACGTTCCATCATTTTTCTTAAGGTGTGGAGATCTTTATCTGTTTGTTCTAGGTATTCATAATATGCTTTAAGAAATAAAACAAGTATTGGACCTTCATCTCTATATACAGACGGAAACTGTTGTTCGACTAACGGAGAGATAAAGTCTTCAAAATTATTAAGTCCAGCCATTTTTTATTACTCTCTTGTACCTTTTACGGTTACAGTTGTATCATCTGTTTTAATTTCTATTAAGTCATTTAATTTGCCAACAATATCAGCCTCTTCACTTCTACCATATATTTTAATTGTTGTGCCTGTAGCTATTGCGTTAACAGTAACATTAGATATTGTAACATTACCAGAAGCATAATCTACTGTACCCACATTAGCATCTAAAATAGTTAGTGCTGATGTATTTGCTACAACAATTTGTAATGCTCCATCCCCATCATCTCTAAAGGATGCTCCAGTGGTACTGTTAAATGTAAATAAACCTGATTCAATAGCAGGTTCTGAAAATGAAATAGATGCTCCTT